GCAGGGGCTGATGAATTGGAAGGAGGAGCAGGCGATTGCTGCGGCCCTTTCGCTCCCGCGGAATGATGGTGAATCGTTGGCCGATTTTGCCAAGCGGGTGGTATTGGACAGCAGAAAGGAAGTCGAGGCCGCTGCTGCCCGCGGGACTCACATTCATTCCCTGGCTGAAATGATAATCAATCGGCAAGAGCCGGGTGACCTAGTGAAAGGATACGAGGAACACTATGCGGGCCTAAAGGAATGGCGGGAGTGCTGCGTGACTAAAGTGCACGCCAGCGAGTCCGTGCTAGTCAACGAGGCGGAAGGCTACGCTGGGCGAGTTGATCTGATCGCCGACATTCACGGCGTGATTGAGGTAGTGGATTTTAAGACCCGCAAATTTAAAAACGGGAAAGCTGCAGGCTACGAAACAGACCTGCTTCAGTTATCCGCCTATGCGTACGCTTTCACAGACGAGGGCATGGCATGCCGGAACGTACTGATCGATCCAGTCACCGGCCAGTTGCAGGACATTCGCTACACCGCCGAGCAAGTTGCCCAGGCGTTTGAGGCATTCACGTCCATCTGCAAGGTGTGGCGCTGGCTGAAGAAGTACGACCCGCGGGAGGTGCGCTGTGATTGAGATCCTACCCGAACAATCCACCCACGAGCAGTTACTAAACCGCGTGCGCTCGCTGGCCCGTGAGCTGGCGGAGGCGAAGGCTGCGCTGGCTGCTGCGGAAGGGCGTGAGAACGATCTGATCGAACGGATGAGGTTAGGGCTATGAGGACACTGCTATCAATCTTGGCACTGTTTGGCTTTAGCACTGCCAAGCTAGGCAACGCACTAATCGATTTGCGCCCGATTGCAAAGAAGATCGACGTTAAGAAAATTAAGGTGCGGATCACTGGCTATTGGCCAGGCGAGGACGAATGGAGCAGCCGCTATCAGTCCAGCACTGGCACCAGGTTGCGGGCCGGCCGTCACTGCGCCGTCGATCCAGATATCATTCCGCTGTGGAGCAAGATCCGCGTGATGGGCGGAAAGCGGGAGTGGGTTGCCGTGGATACCGGCACGGCCGTAAAAAGCAAAAAGGCGAGCGGTGGAAAGTTGCCCGTAGTGGACGTGTTTGCTGCCAGCGAAAAGCAGTTTAACGCGATGCGGTTGCCAAAGGTGGCGATGGTGGAGGTGATGAAGTGAGCACGACGGCCGCTAGGCTCGCATCTAAACGCAATAGGGCCGCCGGCCTTGGCGATACACGGCCTACGTTCCGCCGCCTGGGCGTGATCGCTGGAATGTTACGCCGGGATCTGACGCTGCCTAGCTGTGCTAGGTTAGGTGTGAAACTGGAATGCAGTTATAAAACCATCCAGCGGGACATCGATCTGCTGCGCGACTTCTTTGGCTATCCGCTGGAATACGATCGCAACAAGTACGTCTACAAATTGGCGGGGCCGTTGCCGAAGGCTGTGCTGTGAGCCTAGCCGATCTCCTGACCATGTTCTCCGCCCGCATCATCGGTACCTATACGCCGGAGCAGTACGCCGACTGTGTGCGAGAGGCCCGCGCCAATCGCCACAGGTGGGGAATGGGGCAGTGGTGAGTGTCAAGCGTCTTACCTGGCATCTCGCCGTGCTCGAACGTGCGAAGAAGAATTTGCTAAAGAAGCAGTACGATGCAGTACGCACACGGCTGGATCTTGCCGTTCTAATGGCGGCCGAAATGCTAAAGCAGGCCGAGGGATTTAAAGCGAAAGCCGTTGAGGCAAAAAAAGCAAAGGAGAGCAAATGAAAGATCTAGGCAAAATTACTTTTGGCAAAGCACGGCCTGCCCCCAAGCAAGTTCTAGTCGACGTAACCTATGACGCCAAGACGGCTAAGGCGTTGCACGCATTTGGGCTGAAGCAGTTAAAGAAAGATCAAGAGGCAGTGATTGAGTACGTGATCGTCAAGGCGCTAGGGGAGTTTGCTAAAAAATGATCGCACCACTACCACCCGCAATCGAAGCCATACACCGCAACGGAGCCGCTGAAGGTGAGCGCAACACGCAGCTATTTAAGCTGGCTTGCCAGTGGCGTGACCAAGGACTGACGGAGTTCGACGCGACGACCAACGCCGAGGAGTGGGCCTACAAGGTGGGGTTATCGCAAAACGAGGCCGTAAGTGCGGTTAGATCCGCATTCAGCAAGCCAGCCAGGGAGGCGTGGAAGCCGAAGGCTAAGTATGCCTATCAGAACGGGGCGATCGTTCGGGAGGATCTTCCCGTGCCGCCTATGCCGATCAGCGTGGAGAGTGGGCCGGTTGATAAGTTCCTGACTACCTGTTTTGATGTAGGGGATCAGATAAATATCTGCCGATCGATTAAGGACGGGGATCGCGAGCGGCCGGACGGTGCAGGCGAGACGCGAAGCCGGGAGGAATGGCTAGAGCTGTTTAAGGGCGACGGGTTAAAGGAATGGCAAGGCGATGCAGTGGGCGTGTATGTGTCGATCAACGCTAACAACGGAAAGAATCGGAAGGCGGAATCGATCGTAAAGTACCGCCACTGCCTAATTGAGTTCGATGAAAGCACGATGGCTGAACAGTGGGCGATTATTAAGCGCAGCGGGTTGCCTACGTCGTCCATCATAAAGAGCGGATCACGCAGTCTGCATGCATGGGTGGAGATTCGGGCAGCCAACGCCAAGGAGTTCGCTGAACGAGTGGATTTTATCTACAAGCATTTAGAACACTCAAAACCCGATCCTGCCAACAAGGACGCAGGCCGGTTGTCGCGGTTGCCCGGTGCGATGAGGACGGCCACAGGCTTACAGCAGGAGCTGGTCGAATGTGGCGCACCTACTTTGACTTACATGGAGTGGATGGAGCGCACGATTTACGGCGATATTCCTGAGCCGTATAGCTGGGAGCAGTTGGTCAATTTCAAGGAGGATGCCGATATAACGCAACTGCTCGGCAAGCGGTGGATTTGCCGTGGAGGTTCAGCCTTGTGGGTAGGGAGCAGTGGCCTTGGTAAGAGCGTGCTGTGCTTACAGGCCGCAATCACCTGGGCGGCCGGCCGTGATCTGTTTGGCATTAGCCCGCACGGTAAGCCGTTGAAGTCGCTAATCGTGCAGGCAGAGAACGATGAGGGCGACGTGGCAGAGGCGTTGCAGGGCATCTTGAAGGCGCTGGATTTGACCGCAGAGGAGCTGGATCGAGTGAAACAGAACATCGTAATCGTGCGTGACTGCACGTCCACGGGTGAGCGGTTCGTGGATAGGATGCGTCGCCTAGCTGAAAAACATAAGCCCGATCTAGCCTGGGTAGATCCGTTACTCGCGTTTATCGGTGGCGACTTATCGAGCCAAGAGACTGCCGGTGGCTTTTTGCGTAATTTGCTTAACCCACTCGCCCTATCCGGCGGATTTGCTTGGATGCTTATGCACCATACGCCAAAGCCAACACGGGACGGCAGCGGTTACCAAGGACACGACAAGGCGTACAGCGGATTTGGATCGAGCGAGCTGACGAATTGGGCAAGAGCCGTTTTAATGCTGTCGCCTTGTGGCCAGGATGAGCAAGGAACGTACACATATAAGCTAGAGGTGACTAAGCGCGGAAAGCGGTCTGGCTTGCGTTCTGGCGTAACTGCGAGCGATTTAATTGCCAGTAAGACGCAGCCGCTAGTCCATCTAAAGCATGCCGACAAGGGCATGGCGTGGATTGAGGTGGGAGCGCCTGAAAAGTCAGTAGGCCGCAGGGCAACGTTGATCGATTGGGCCAAGCTACCTGAAGGGGCCAAGTACACCCAAGTTGTTACATTCGTACAGCAGGCCACCGGGCTACAGGAACGGCAAGCAAAGGAACGCGTAAAGCGGGCCAAAGCTGACGGTTTGATTGAAGAAGCTAGCGATGGCTTATTCAGCAAAAAGGTGACAAATGAGCCTTTCTAGAGTTAGTGCAATAACTATTACTGCACTAGTGCAGTATTGCGGAGCATGTAGGTGCAGTAATAAAGGCCCTTTAGGGCCTATTATTGCACTAATGCAGACGGCCGTTTCCATTATTGC